CTGGAGGGGTAAGTGCCAACAGAACACCTAAAGCCAGACGACCTAGTCAGCGTTACTGGCCCAAAGGGCAGGCTGGTGACAGCCCTAGTCAGGCGGGTCGAGCGCATTGACGATGAGAGCTACAATGTGGTTTTCGAGGATATGCAAACCGCCGACAGGTTTGACTATCAATATTTATACAAGTGAGACAAGGGGGCGAAAGCCCCCTTATTTTTTGCCGAAGAACTTGGCGGCGGATCGCGTCGCAAAGCTGGCTGAGACAATCACGCCAAGGGTATATTGATAATATTCCGGCATAGCCTCAAGAGCCGCAAAGCCCTCAGACACTATGTGCCTGCCCCAATCGCCGCAGAACGCTAGGATCAGCGGGATGCTAAACAAAATGGTAAGCCACTCATCTTTCCAGCTTGCCGCGCTTGCGTCGGCCATCTTCAAGTCCCAGTCGATCTCGCCAGTGGCCTTTTTTTCCATTATGGTGGCCTCTGCCTTGGCCTTGGCTACCTTTGCGCCTGTCTCGGCCTTAGCGGTCTCCACGCGGCCTTCTAGCCACGTTCCTGCGAGGCTGGAGATTGGGCCTAATAATGCTTGGATCATTTCTTTGTCTCCGAATTTAAGAACACGGCTAGGCTGCCGGTCATAGCCCCGGTTACTACGCTAATCAGGCTGGCCTGTTGTGTCGATAGGTCTGGCTGCGATAGCGCCCACTCAATGCAACGCACATAAACCACGGTCATCGTGAAAATCATCAGACGCGGGATGATCTTATATTCAAGCAGCGCCTTAGCCATCAGCAAGCGCCCTGAAGCGTGCCGTGAGCCGCTTGGCTCTATTAGGCACCTGATCGAACCAGCGTGAATCTTCAGCTTCGGCGGCGACTGTCAGCCACGCCTTCGGGTCTTCCATAGCCTCAGCTACTGCTGCCCATTTTTTCTTGAACTTGGAGTGGCGCGGGTAACCGAGGTTAAACGTCATATTGCACAACGCCAACGCGCCGTCAGGATAGCGCAGGTCAAGCTCGTTGAAGTCAACGCCGACGTTGTCACACAACCGGCGGCAGTCCTCAATTGTGACGGCAATGTCCAGATTAAACGCCTTACGCACGCGGTCTTCTGACACCTCAGTGCCGACCGGCAGGCCGTATTCTGGGTCATGTTCTTTAATTAAATGGCCAATTCCGAAAGTTGGTAGATGGAGATGATCTAAGTATATCTCGAACTTGCAGCCCTCATCTTCGGCCAGCTCCTCTCGGAGTGCGTCTTTATTCATCGCCGCGTCTCCAAAACGTGATCGACCGCCTTATCCCAGCTATCAGTTTCCGCAGCTTCAGTGAAGCGCGACGCTGGCAGGCGCATACTATATTGCCGTATGCTCGTAACCGGCATGAACAAGACCCTTCTTGAATTGGGGGAAACAAGGCAGAGAACATCGTAATCATCCTTTGTCGGCAAATGCTTCGCTTTGCAGCCGTGACCAAGCTGGAAATGGTGACGCGGAGATCGACCATCTTTATCGCACAATAAACTCGCAGTCTTTGCCTGCACTCGAAGAAACTCTTGCCCATTCCACGCCACCATATCTACCCGGTCTTGTTGAGCCATCGAGACGCGCCACCCTTGTGCAAGGATAGCGGCGGCAGCAATGTACTCACCAATCAGCCCGGTTGTTGTTTCGCTCATTTAAGCCCTATGGCTCCAGCCGTTGACACCATCACAGCAATAAACAAACCTACCACAACAACCACCAACGCGAAAATAGCCAAACCTATTTTTACGTTTTCTAACATTTCGTCGTGCTGCAATTGAGCCTGACGGCGAGCCTCTGCTTGAGCCTCTTTTGCCTCCCTGATGCGCTTGGCGCGCTCATCCAGAATAGATTGCCACGTCCCTGCACCAAACCTGTGGTCTGTCAGGCGGCGCACCTCAGCGACGTGTTCAGCAGCGATTTTCGCGTCAATCATTTCCTTGGCTACGGACTGAACGCCGAATTGGTCAGCCAGCCCGACGCCAGCCTTTTTGTTACTGGCTGCCTGAACCTGAGCCTGCCCATTCAGAAGCGCGTCTATGTCATTTGCAATAGCGCCGATATCTTTGGCCGTGCCTAGTGCAGATTTGATGCCATCCACGCTAGCCTTCACCAACGCTATACCGGCCAAGGCGGTGCTTATTGGTTCCATTAGGACAGCATCCCCTTTCTAAGCGGCTTACACTTCCAGCTAATCGGCATCAGGCCGTGAGCCATTTCGCCAATGTCTCTTGCCATCTCCATAGCGCGTTCTCGGCAGGCTTCTTGTGTGGAGTAAACCGGCCCGCGAGTGTCGTGAAATTCGATGCAATCGGTGGGGTTTGCTATTGCACAGGCTAATACAATTGCCTTAAACATCAGGGAGCGCGGCTGAGTACCTTGTCGAGCTTATCTTCGACACGGTGCAAAGCGTCCATTACGTTACGCATGTCGGAGCGCACATCGTCCTTTGTGGCGTATTCCTCGCGGGTCTTGTTCAGCAAAATGTTGAGCCGCTTTTGCTCTTTGCTGGTCTCGCTTAAAAACCACGCAAGTCCAGCCACAACCAGACCAATGAGTGTGTCGATAAGGCTGGTCATTTGCATTATTAGTCTTCCTTGTCACCGTCTGTATTCACAGAAGAAATAAGCGCATTTGTCATAGCGTTTAAGGCTGCTTGGATTTGGTCAGCTTGGAACCTCAACTGAGCCTGCTTTGCTTGCAAGTCACGGATTTGGGCAATGAAATATTTGGCGTCATCAGCCAGAGTGGCCTCGTCATATTCTTCGCCGTTAATCGTGACTACGTTTGATGCTGTTTCGTTCATTACGCAGTATACCCTTGACCAGCAGTAATAGCCGCATTAGCCGCAGTCATATCCTCTGTAGTCCAGAAGTCCTTAGCAACCATAATCTCAAGATGCTCAACATTCCTGTTTACACAGTCCTGCTTATCTGCTGCATCATCGCCTGCCATAGCCTCGCCAGCAATGATAGCATTGATGAGGTCAACGCTGTGACCCATTGCTGTGTAGTGCTGTGCGATTTGTTCTGCTGTTAGTTCGTCCATTAGTTTGTCTCCAGTGCTACAATGCGTGTTTCTAATTGGTCAATCTTTGTTAGTGCTTCCTGCAACGCTGCTGTTAGCAGTGGCACAAGTTTGCTATAATCCATCTGCATATAAACAGGGTTGCCATTTGCATCAACCTCGTCTTGTGTGCCAGATGCCGCCATTGGCACAACACTTTGCGCCTCGTGTGCAAGAAAACCGTCTTGGTCAGCAGTATCACGGCTCTCATTAATCCAACTATACCGTTTTGGTTTTAGAAGTTTAAGGCGAGTAACGGCATCCGTTATGTCTGCAATATTTTCTTTCAACCGTGCATCTGAAGTCGTGTTGTATTGAATAGAGGCATCATTTACACGCACTATGGAACCAACATCACCAGTGTCGCCGTTATTTCTAAAGCGAACTTGATTAAAATACCCGCTAGTTCCAGCGTTATTAAAAGTAACTAGTGGAGTTGAATTTTCTCTTAACTTTAATCGTGCGCCACCATTATTATCATCGCCCATAGCAAAAAAGCCGCTACTATCACACCACAATCTAGGATTACCATCGCCATCCGACAGCACGATGTTGTTGCTGGATGTGCGGATGTCTAGGCCGCCTTGATTGCCGTTGTAGCCGCCAATGATGGTGTTCTTTGCGCCAGTGGTTACATAGTAACCAGCACCCAAAGCACTAGCATTAACTCCAAAAAAGTTGTTTGCCGTTCCTGTAGTTACTGATGCGCCAGCACTCCTACCAACAAAACATCCGTATTGAGCAGTCGTTACATTGTATCCCGCTATGTAACCTACAGCCGTTATTGCCCTTGCTGTTGTGCTTAAATATCCCGCTTGATTGCCGATTAAAGTGTTTTCATAGCCTGTGGTGTTTGTATACCCCGCCTGATAACCCACAGCAGTGTTGCTGTCGGCGGTGGTGTTGAAACGCAGAGATTGACTGCCTAAAGCAACATTATAATTGCCAGTTGTGTTTGCGTATCCAGAGGTTGTTCCAGCAAAAAGGTTATTGTTGCCTGTGGTTGTGTTTGAACCAGCACCCCATCCTAAACCAGTATTAGATGATGCTGTTGATAAGTTTAGGGCATTGTATCCAAAAGCAGAATTGTAGTATCCAGAAACATTAGAATATAACGCTCCGGCACCTACAGAGGCGTTTTGTTCTCCGATTGTATTACTATACCCCGCCTGATACCCCACAGCAGTGTTGCCTGTAGCGGTGGTGTTGGAGTAGAGGGCAGAACGACCCAACGCTGTATTGCTAGACCCTGTGTTGTTGCTCAAGGCTTCTGTGCCGACAGCAACCATATCGTTACTCGTTGTATTACTATATCCCGCTTGCCAACCAATAGCTACATTGCTTATGCCAGTCGTATTACTATACCCAGCTTGATACCCCAAGGCAGTGTTGTAGGATGCGGTGGTGTTTGAACGGAGTGCTTGATAACCAAGTGAAGAATTACTTGTGCCAGTGGTGTTTGCATATAACGACTGAAAACCAACTGAAGCGTTGTTTGATGCTGTGTTAAATAGTAAAGCAGCCTGACCAACAGCAGTATTATTGCTACCTGTTGTATTAACATTAAGAGCGGCAGAGCCGATTGCTGTGTTAGCTGCACCAGATGTATTTGCAGGTAAAGAGGCTCTACCTATAGCTGTGTTGTCTGCACCACTTAAAGAACCACTACCAAGTGCCAAATCACCCAACGCCACGTTGTTTGTGCCAACAGGATAGTTACCATCCAGCTTGATTGTGCCGCCGTCAACGTCCAAGTTACCATTGATGTCAACTTTACCTGTTCCATTAGGGTCTAGGATAATATCACCGTTCGTGTCGGTGCTTGAGATGGTGTTGCCATCCATCTTTAGGTTATCAACCGCCAGCGCATTGATGGCCTCAGTGCCGTCAGCAAAGTCCTTTAGATGGCTCATCTGTTCGCGGATAGCGTTGTTGACGTTTGACGGCAACATTCCTTCCGCCACAGAAATTCCACCTACATCCAGATTCCCAGATGCGGTTGAATCATAATCTACCAGTTTATCTTTTGCCATTCTGTTCTCCTAAAGGCGACTGCCTTATTTATAGCATAAATCTAGCGCACGCGCACCGCACGACCGTCAGATGTCTTGGCAAACGTCACAGGGTTGCCCTGACGATCCGTCACAGTCTCATACCCGACGATGTTGCCGCCAGCCGCCATATCTTCGATTGAGCTGGCTTGGGCGGGGCTGATGGGGTTTATGGCACTGGTAATCTGAGGCCCAACTTGCTGGCCTGTCGAATAAAGCAGGCCACGCGGAACCGCGCCACTTGTGGCTCTGCTAACTCCGCCAGCCACCCTAGACGCAAGCGAAGGCATCCTTGGCTGTTGAGGCAAAACAGGCCCGCGAGCCAACGCGCGACCGCCAAGCCCTCTTGCCTGCTGTACCCTGCTAATTGCTGCGGCACGCGCCGCTGGGTCAGTCGAAAACAGCAACTCACCGAGCTGCTTACTTGTGCGTGGGCCGATACCCATCGCGGCAGATTCCAGCATTGGCCCAACGCTTTGAGCAATGCCACCAACCAACCCGCCTTGCTTTGCCCCCTCAACAGCCCTTCTCGCCATTGTTAGGTCTTCAGCAGCAGCCTTAGCTGACTCCGCTGACGTCTGGAATGTCTGAGACCCGCCTATTGTGCGATTGCGTGTGGCGGCCATCTGGCTCTCTTTTGCCAAAGCCTCCTCAAGCGGCGCAATATTTTCGGCTGGAAACGCCTCTTTTAGTTGCCTCAGTTGACGTTGGTTGCCCGCAATCCGAGACGCAAAGTCAGCACCGCTCTTGGCACCCTCAATGTCGTCTCTTATTGATTGAGCCATCCCTGTGCGGAAGTTGTGCATTTCGTCTGCGCCAAAACCTTTTGTCGCGTCTGAAATTTCGCCCTCGCTTCTCATCGTCTTAAATTTACGGCCAAGATCTAAAGCACTTTGCCGAGCTGACGCGTCTGCATACATACTGCGCGCTGCGGCAAAAGCTGGGTTTGCATCATCAAGAATATCAACAAACTCATTTCTGGTGTCTTTAATAGCCTTACCCATTTGCGTGTCGGCAGTCATATAAGCGCGGTTAATTTTTTTATTTAGGGCGCGCTGTATGTAGTCCAAACCGTTCATGTCTATATTGTCTATGGTTGTGCCAGAAAAGGGCTTGTTTTCCTCTGCTGCTAATCTTTTTGCCTGACCAATAATATTTGTCATAGATGGCCGGTCAAATATAGGTTTTAGTTTAGCGCGAAGGCCACTGGTGACTTGAAAAGAATTAGACGCCTTATAAGCGTCTGCTGCCTTTGCGCCTTTAATTTGGTCAATCACAGATTTAGCCTCAAGCGCTGTCTGGCGAGGAACACCAGCGGCGATCAGGTCTTGCTCAATACGCTTTGCAGCGCCTTCTACAGCGTCATCACCGAACTGCCTAACGTCAAGATTTTTTGCCATTTCAGCCCCCTTGCCCGGTGACTGAGCCACAAGACGCGCAAGTGACTGCACGCCCCTGCTGCTAATGTCTGCAAGAGCCATTGGCTTAGGGTCTTTTTTAAGAGCCTCTAGGGCATCTCCGGTTATGCCAGCGTCTTTAAGCCTTCTGGCAACCATTCGGGCAGCGCGAACACTAGGCTCCGCAATGCCAGCCTCAGTCAGGCGTCCAGCGGTTCTAACTATTGGCGCTGCAATCTTTCCAGCTACCGGCACGGCAGCAGCAGCGACAGGCGCTAAAACAGCGCCAGCGACGCCGTATTCCCCAGCTTTCCCTATTCTACTTTCAGCGTCTGTGCCTGCGCCCGCGCCTGCAATTCCGCCCATACCAGCGCCCGCGCCAGATGTTCTCATTAGCTTTGACAGCAGGCTTGCGCCCTTTGCTGCCTGACCTATGGCCGCGCCGGGTACTAAGACGCCACCAGCTATCTCAGACGCAATAGCGGCGGCAGGGTTTTTACGGCGGAACGCCTCCTCAAGTAGGCGCTGCCTTGAAAGCTCTTTCCGATAATCCTTGCCCGCTGCGTCATCAGCGAAGCTGCCAATAAAAGATTTTGGCTCGGACAGTGCGGCAACAATTTCATCGCGGAAATTAAACAACATGCCTGTCATAAAGGCACGGCCACTGCCGTCAATAGCGTCCTGAATAACAGCCTGATCGACAAACTCATTTTGCTCTTTTGGGGAGAGCTTGAAGAAGTTGTCGTCTACCTCGATTCTGCCAAGGTCTTTGATCTCAATCATTGCCATTATCTTATAACGCTCCAAGTATTGCCGCCGGTTGTGGTGTTACCGCTTGCCGCCGGAGCGCCAGACCCTGCTTGACCGCCGTCTAGCTTACTCCAGTCAAAGCCGCTGTATGGGGTTAAAGTCATTTTTTGAGATTTAACGACTGGCTGATTGTTGTAGAAATTTACATTGTTTACATATTGATCGTAAAATGCGTCTCTAAATTGTTTTAATCGCGGCAAGGCAATTTCTTTTCTTAGGTTGTCAAAACTGCCAGCCAAAACTTGACGTGCCATTTCCTGCTCAAACTCTGTCATAACGCCGGGGCCGAATAGCTCAAGTCGGGCAGCTCCAACCAACTGGGTAAGCGTCCCCTCTTGCAGCGCGTCGATGACTTCCTGCTCTGAATAGTCACTGCTGCTTGAAAAGTTTTTAATTTTAGTCGAAATTCTCTTTTTTAACCTGTCAAAATAACCTTGCGAACCTGACTCAATTTGAGTGGCAAATCTATCAATTATTTTTAAAGTTCTCTCTGGAGCCAATATCTCGTCTTTTTTGTGCTTTTGAACCGCTTTGTAATCAAGGGTTGTGTATGGGTCTACAATTGTAAGTTTTGATGGGTCTAGCTTTTTGTCTGTGCTTGCCGCACCAGCCTCGTACAGTGAACCATCTTTGCCTAAAACAGCTTGGATAATTCTTCCGTCTTCAGTCATGTACCGGCCAGCCTCTGATTTGATTTCGACAGACGTAGTGGCTCCAGCACCACCGCTAAGTCTTTCAACTCGGCCATCAGGATAAACGCGATAAATGTCTTTTCCGGCGACTTGTATCTTTGGTGCCTGAGCCGCCTTCTGCGCCGCAATGCGATCCTCAGCGGCTTGATAGCCACCCATAGCGCCAGCGCCCATACGCCCCAGAACCTGACCGAGCGAAACCGGACGGTCTTGGTAGCCTGAAGCCTCAGCGCCTGCAATAGCAGCACCAAGAAGCGCCTGTGTCTGAGGTTGGGCAAATCGCTGGCCAAATGTAGTCGCCGCTGGTGCGCCGCCGCCCTGAGGCATTGTAGGCGCACTAGGCTGAGGCATGCCACCTGCGCCACCAGTTGGCAGGCCGACTTGACCGGCACCCGGTGTCAGCTTTGACATAGCTGCGCGGTTGGCGATTGCCTGCATCATAGGTGACAGCTTAGGCGCGGTCGGCATAGCGCTTGGCGGTGTTGGGCGCCGCAAAGCCATAGGCGCTGGCACTGGCCCGCGCGCGCCTTGGACTTGATACGGCCTCTGTATATTAGCCATAGGCGTCGGAGCCGCCTGCTGCTGCTCCCGCAACAACCGTAAAAATGTTTCCGTTCCTACAGACATGCTTAGTCCCCTAACCTATAAAATCCCAAATGCCTTGCCAATTCCAGCCAAACCGCTCAAGCCGCTAAGGAAGTCACCTGTCGGGTTTCTGAACACTGGCCTCGTGCTTTGCCCGCCAACAGTACCACCTTGGACGGTTGCCATATAGTTTGCCAAAGACGTAAGTGGCTGCTGCTGCTCCATATTGAAACGCTCAATGTCAGCCTGAAGTTCAGCCTGTGATTGGCCTTCTCTAGCAGCTCCGACGGCACCCAATTTCGCCAAGTCAGCGTAATCAAGTTCTGCCATACCGGGGGCGGCTGCTGCCGCGCCAAGGCGTCGCTGTATATCTGCCGCACTAAGTTGACCAAGTGCGCCCATACCGCGAAGTTGGCTACCGTACTGAGCCTCTTGGAGTGAGGCGAGGTTTTGTTGAGCCGCAAGCTGATTTGCTCTCTCTGATGCGTAATCACGATAGGCGATATCACTAGCCACACGACCCATAGCGTCGGCTGCGGCTTTCTGGCCGTACCCACTGCCGTAACGGCCAGCGCCACTCTGCATAGCCTGCATACGCTCCTCGACAGGGTCTAGTGCGCGTTCAATCGCACCGCTAAGACCGGGTGAGCCGCCAAGGAAGTCGCCGCGAGCCGTCTGGCGCATCATGCCGATTGACTCACCGAGGTTAACGCCACCGGCTAACCCTTGTGCGTATGGCATTGCTAGGTTTTGCAATCCGCCTGCCATCGCCTGACCTGTTAACGACTGCGCCTCAGACACAAGTGGGGAGCCGCCTAAGGCGCGTTGGCGCGTCGCGGCGAGAGCCATTTCAGATTCAGGGGCAAATCCAACCGTGGTTGGGCCTCTGTAATATTCAGGCTGCTGGCCATACAATTCTTTGGCCTCAGACAATCCGTACTCTAGGAATGGCTGCGCGTATTCTGGCGCAGCAGTGGTCTGGGTAATTGTTCTGGTGTTTCCACCGCCGCCTTTACTCATCTTACAATTCCTTTGTCAAAATCACCGACGTCGCGGTGTAATCTTTTAGTTGCCTCTGCCAGCCCTTTCGGCCATTGATCTCCATCGCGTCGCAGCCCTGAGCCTTAGCCCAAACTGCAATAGACTTCTCAGCCTCGACCAGCTCATCTAAGTCACCGCCTGCAAGCCAAATGCGGCACACGGTTAGGCTGGGGTAGTCAACAACTTCGGTTATAATACACGACTTTTCCAACGGATGTAACTGTGCCTCACCGACCGCGCAGGCTTGGTAAACATCGTCGAGTGAGTGCGTGCCGCCAGAATATTCAAGCGCATCCGCAATGTACTTGCGGTTTTTCTCAAACTTCTCTTTCAGCCTGTCTTCAGCCGATAATAAGGTAGGCGAATGGTGCATCGTGTCCCTGATTGTCGTGGTTAATAATCATAGTGCCGTTAGTGCTTGTGCCGTCAATATACGGATTGTGGTGCCAAGGGTCGTGGTCGACACCAGTAAAAAACACCAAACTAGACGTCGAATAGCGCGGGTCTTGCACAGTGGTCTGCGTGGTGCTTGCCGGAAACGTCACATAGCCAACGCTGTTCAAGCCGCCGTTAATTGTCCGGTTTAGAACTTCGGCAATTTCGCGTGTCGTAGCCGTTACCGGATTTAACGTGCGAAAGTTAGTAGTGCGCTGCTCAATAGTCATCGACGGCCAACCTTTCTAGCCTCAATATCTATGCCGTGAGCAAAAGACCAGTCCCCGCTGATAATCATTTTTACGCGGTGATATCTGTCGGCAGCCCGAAACGGCACAAAGCCATCTGCGTTTGTGTTGCCGCCCGCTTGAAATGTTACCGTGTCTGTTGGGGTTCCCCTGAGGCCAACAGACATCTCGACAGTGCCACCCTCGTGATGTGGGTATATCCTTGTAACAATACTGTGCTGACCCATACTTACAGCCGCCTCACCAGTAGTAATTGTGCCTGTGAGGGGTGAACCTGTGAACGTGTAAATCTTGTCCCCAAATGCACCACCAAACAGATACTGGCCACCCTTATAAAGCGCACTATCCATAGACGCAGGCAGCGTCTCAATAGAAGTTGAGATCGTGTCCAGTCCCTCCAGCGTGTATCCGGCTGTAAATAAAGGCGACAACAGGTCTGCCGCAATCTCTGCAATAGACCACTTCCGCAAGAAATAGTTGTAAATAAGGAGCTTGTCAGGTCGCCCATTTGTTGAGCTTGTGGACACATACGACCAGATTGCCAGTTTGCTCTGTGGGTCAGTTGTGGCCGTCATTAAATGCTTGTAAGAACTGTCGTGATCTAACTGGAAAAAGGAGTCGATTTTTTCTGCGCCAATTGCTGTAGACTGCTGGCCGTCGAACATCATAAAGCCATCGTCGGCAAGGTAAAACACGTTATGCCCGACGTTGCACACAGAGCCTGCAATCTTACAGCCCCTAGCGGTCTCAACCTTATCAAACTGCCAGATCAGAGGCGGGCCTGTGTATGTGGCGCGAACAATGGCTCTCTCCATCAATACCGTCGCATATTCTCCGCCGACCAGTCCGGTGATTGCGCCGCAATCCATCGTGTCCTGAAAATCGCTTTGATCTGACCCAACTGTCCACGAAGTTATGTCGTCAAATCCAGACCACTGGCAACGCCAAGGCACCCTGCCTGAGCCACTGTCTACGTTTGCAGTCCAGACAAACTCACGCACAACCGCAATGAAGTCTGCCTTTGGCGCAGAGGCTGATAGGTCGCTATATATTGCGTCAGTGCCTGTGTGAAACTTTTGTATGCTTTCACCAATACCGCCTGCGGCAATAACATAGTCGCCGTAATTCACAAACCGCCAACGCTCGCCAATGCTGGCATCAAGCGTGTACCCGCCAACTTTGCTGATGTCGGTTAGTGAGCTGTCAGTCGTGTCAAACTCATACAGCTTTGTGCTGTCGCCCGCAAATATTGAGCCACTGCCGTCCGACGCCTTAACAGAGTAAATGCCAAGGATCGTGCCTGTGGCCGCGCCAGAATAAGGCTCAAAGCTGTTCAGGCTGCGATAGCCAGACGATGCAGGCACCACGTTTGTCGCCTCAACAACACCAGCGTTTGAAAAGTCAGGCTGGTCTGGTAGCCATTCGCCAAAGTTAATCATTGCCCTAACCACACTCCAGTTGAACCTGCCTGATCTGACCATATCGCTGCGGCGTCAACCGCGTCAACCCAAGTTGCGGCGGTGTCTGACACGTCAGACCATTCCTCGCCAAGTATCTTACCACTAACTGTTGTCGAGGTGGCAATGCTTGGATTTGCCGCCATAACAAATGTGCCGGTTGGGTACCCAGACGCCGACACAGATGTGCCTGCCTGCCCTGAGGCAATAAACACCATATTGTAATTGCCGGTAGCCGTAACCGCCGCAGTCTCTGATGCGTCTACTTTCCGAAGCCTTGTTAATATTGCGGCATCTGTGATGGCAACGCTTACCGCCGCCGACACTTGTCGTATAAATGTTATGGTGGCGTCAACTGCCGCTGCACCTGTCACGGACGCGGCGAAAGCCAGAATCCTGCTGGCGCTTGCAGAAGATGATGCTGACAAAGATACAGCCGCGACTATTGTGCGTATCTTTGTCAACGATGAATTTGCTGTCGCGGCTACACTGGCACTAGCAGTCGCCAAGGTAAAGTCGAGCGCGTCTAGCTGCTCAAGATTACCAAATTGGTCAAGACTGTCTAGGCTTCCCCAGCTATCTAGTTCCTCTAGCGTAGCCATCAGCTACACCTAAGCCGCAGTTACGTCTAGGTCGCCAATAGCAATTTTCAGGATGTCACCAACGTCAATTGTCTTTGCGGTTGTGAACGATCCGTGAATTAAAAGATTGCCGCCGGATAGCGCGTCAAAAATGCCAAAATGCGAAATTGACCCCCAAGAAGAACCAGTCGCAGGATTGAACTCAATTGCCCCGCTGTTACTTGTTGTGCCTGAGGCCGCCACGCTGAATGTGGCGCTCTCACGCGCATAGTTGCTGCCGGAAAGCTCAGTGCCGCTGTTGTCGTCGTTAAACGATGCAGTCGACAGCCCGACGTAGACAGTGGTCGGCATTGTGTATGCGCCGGTTCCAAGGATGTGGTCGAGAATTTCGTTCTCAAGATAGTCACTCATTGCAGACATAATTTAAGTCCCCGCTGCTTGCGATTGCCGTTGATAAATGCTGCTGATTTGCAGCGAGCCTGTGCCGTAATGGGCGCGTTGATTATCTACTTTTATTTGTGCCAAGGCCTTATCAAAGCGAGCCATATATTGAGCCGCCCTAGTCTCATCAAGAAGGTAGGCATAAGCCTCAGCGAGAGAGCCATACAGATAAGCATCAGGCGACCGGCTCAGGATTGTGTTTGTGAGGTTTGTCGCAGACAGCGCCTCAATTGAGCCGATATAGACAATCTCCATTTCGTATGTGGCGTCAGGCACAGGGCGAAGTTTTATCTCATCGCCCACAATGCTGTAGCCCTTGGGCTTGCCGCCACCATCTGATGCGTATTGCTCATCCAGCGCGACAGGGCTGTAGTATCTCAAAACAGTCAGCGGCGCGGTGTTTAGCTTTACCTCTCTGACCTCTCTTAGGTCAGTTGGCAAGCTCAGATATTCATTGCCTGACACAGTGTTTGCAGTTGCCCGCTTTTCCTGACTGCGTGTCTCCAGCTCGCGGCTCATAGTGGCCTCAGCCAGTGCAATAAAGTCAGGGATTTGCGCGGTCAAGTCAGAACGCGCCAAGAAGTTGGCTATGGATGTCTGCAAATCTGTGTAGGTCGCAATTGCCATTATACGTTACCGCCGCCTGTCCTGAAGTCTCGGTTCTCGCTATTATTCAGCCAAGCCTTCCAGCCCTTTGGGTTTTCGGCTGGCGTGCCTAGTGTCTCTAGCAAGTGATTATACACGACATTTGGTATTTCCGCTACATGCGACATATGGCGCTGGGTATTGCCAATCATGCTGCCCTTTGAATAGTCGTTATTCATCTGCCGGTTTAATTTAATCAATGTGTCAAAGCGCTGGGTCGTCTCAATGATGTCTGTGCCATCAGAGCGCTGATCCATAACCACTTCTTTTGCGGTGTGAGGATCGGTGTATAAAATTCGTTTCATGTTTTCCCCTTATGAAAGAGAGGGGGCAGTCGCCCGCCCCCTCAGATTTATTATGATCCGTTAAGATCGAAGACAACCGCATGTGCCTTAGGCGCGGTAGGCTTAAGCGCCCACTCCGACACCAGATGGCTAGTCTTTGCGTCGCCGTCCTGACTCAACTCCTGCTCAAGGAAGTTACGTCCGTTGAGTGTGCAGAGAGACACAAAGTCTGGGTCAATCAAGAACACACGGTCGTTACCCAACAAGCGTGATGGAACAGCCTCAACAGTGCCGAAATCTGTCAGGAACACTGATGTTGAACCGACGTATGTGACTTCCTTGGCGGCAGTCATGTTAACGTCGTTTGACACCAGATTGCCTGAAGCAGACAGGTCTGAGAAGTTCGCACGGTTGGTCGCTGACGCAATCATCAGGCGAGGGTTTCCGCCGTCTTCCCACGCATCCTGCATCCCATCTTCGATGAGGGCAAGTGTCAATGGGCGTGCGGTGCCTGAGGTGATTGTTGTTGTGCCGTCGGCACCAACAGCAAAGGCCCCGGTGGCACCCACACTACCATTTGACATCCAGCAGGTCAAAGAAGCTGACTTGCGTGGGTCTGAACCGTCGCGTGCGACGTCTGTGTCACCGATTGCTTTTTCGATGTCCCGGCGAAGCTCAAGTGCTTTTAACACTTTTTGGTAATTGTGTTCACGTTCACGGCCCGCAGAATCGACTGCATCCAGTGTGCCTGATGTTGCAAACACCTTCTTTGAGATTTGGTGGTAGTTACCAATCCGTGCAGTTGGTGTCGCCGCAGCAGTTGCGGTGGTTGCACCTTCGTTGTGGTAGTTAGTAGTTGACGCGGCGGTCAGCTCCTGAACTTGCCATTCGACGAAAATGCCGTTTGATGTTTCTTTTTTCACATTGGAAAAAATTGGTGTTTCTGCCGGATCAATCCGGTAGATGATGTCGGCAAGTTGCTCTTTCTCACCAACAGCGTTTTGAGTTGTAAAAACAGCCATTGTTTTGTTCCTTCGGGTTATCTACCCATCAAAAATTGTACAGCAGCGTCAACGGTGCCAGCCTTTTCAAACTGTTCACGCGCCTTCCGCCTTGAACGATTAGCAACTTCGCGCTTGGTTGCCGGTTGCCCTGCCTTGGCCATCTTCGGTGCTTGGCGAGTGCGCTTTTTGGTTGTGGGTTTCTTTTCCATTAGATTGTCCCACTTCCACGCTTTGTAGAGAAGTTCGATCGCGCGTGCATCGCTCGCGGATGAAATTTCTTCCTCGCTAAACCCGACACGCTTCTGTGCGTACTTAATGACTTCTTTCCGTTCAAACTCGCGGGTCTCGTCATTACGCCACTCAGGTATGCGCTCAAGCATTTCGGCACGTTGGTTAGTGAGGTGCTGCTTTAATTGCGCCTCATGCTCCTGCGCCTGTTGTTGGGCAATTCTCTGACGCTCTGCTGCAACTTGGTAGGCTTGCTTTTGTTGCTTGTCCCACTCTGTCTTGGCAAAGAAAATGTCGTCAGTCGAATAGCCCTCATTCTTCAAGGCTGACCAGTCAGGTTCCTCAGTGAGGTTTGTCTGCTGGAGTTGGGCTTGCAGTAACTCAAGTTGCTGCGCGTAAGCGTCTCGGAGCTGTTTTGTTTCGGCTGCCTCAGCAGCAAATGCCTTGCGTTGCTCGGCCAGTTCCATTGATCGCTTAGTAAATGCCTCCTGACGTTGGTAACCCTTGAGAGCTTCTTCAAGGTTAACTTCCACTTCCTTGCCGTCCACCTTTACGGTGTACAGCTTCTCAGTGGGTTCCTCGTCGTAGTCCTCGTTGTCATCATCGTCGTCGTAGGCATCTTCGCCGTCATCAGCCTCATCATCATAGTCGTCATCTTCGGGGGCATCCTGCGCCTGATCTTCGGATGAGACTTGCGCCTCGGCTTCGGGCTGTTGAGGCTGTTCTTCAGCCTCATTTCGCTCATCTGTAACGGTGTCCTCGGTGGGAGTGTTCAGAAGGCTAATTGCGTCATTCATTGAAATTGCGTCGGTTCCATTAGGAGTATCGACCATAATATATCTACCTTATCTCTTGTTAAAAGTGGAGCGCCTCTTGACTTCGTCAATTTGCGATTGCGCCATCTTACCATCCGATATCACCGTTTGAAAATACCCCTTTAGGGCTTCAAGGTTCTGGCTCAATTGGTAAATTCGCTCTCGGTCTTCGGCCTCACCTATGCCGCTTGACTTCCAAGCCTGAACAAACTGGCTCTCCAGATAGTCAAACGCCTCGGTTAACAACTCGTTTCTAAGCAGCGCCTCAGCCTTCTCAGCCCGCAGCACCGCTTCCCTCGCCTTACCTTCGTTCATTTTTTTCCTAACTTAGTAATGTGTATCCGTCTGTCGGATATGGCCGCTTAAAGTATTCTGGCCGGTATGCGCTCTGCTGCCTAAACGCAGTGTTTGCCGCAGCAAAATCTGAAGGCGAACCAAAGCCCGCGCCGTACCGTTGCTGGAACTGAGGCAGATTAGTTGGAGCCTCATCGAGCAAGCCCATACGCGCATACCCACCCGGCTGAAACGGAACTTGTGGCAAGCTAGGCTGGTCGCCCATAGAAGACCTTGTGTCTAGGCGGCAAGCCTGCATGTCTTCATCGAACATATAGCCCTCGTCGCATTGGCCGGTCGCTGGGTCTACTGGCTTGACTGGTGGGCGGTCATCGTAGCCGCCTTGCATGTCGAGAATATCTGGTCTTGGGTCTACACCTTGAATTACATTTCCAAATTCGTCAGTAATTGCCTTAATGCCTGATGTTGTCCTGCCAAATGGGTCTCTCCCTGTTGGGCCGCGCAGGTTGCGAGACTGTAACGCAGCTAATGCAGATGGCTCTAAGCCAGACCCTATTTCTCTTGGCGTAATACCGATAGAGCTAAGTAGCCCCTGCGGGTATCCTGTTGCTGATGCCGCGAGATTTCTGACGTTTTGCAGGGCGAGGTATCCAGCTACAGGGCTGTAAGACATCATTTCTTTGGCTTTAGCTTCACGCCGAGACAGGTCATAAAGGTCTGCGTTTAATTGCTTTAGCGCATCAATCTCTGACAATTGGCCAAGACCCATAATGGCGTCTCGGGACGCTTGAGTGCCGGTATCGAAGCCGCGCAACTGAGAGATTTGTTCCTGTGTTGGGTCAGGAGTGCCATAATCTTTTGCGGTGGCTCTGGATATTGTTGAAGCAGGCGCGGCAGCAGCAGCAATATTATTAAGTGCGGCGTTTACGGCAGCAGCATCAACACCTCTATCGCTAGCTACATTACCTAACCCCGCCATCGCCTGAGCTTCGGCAGCAGCTTGCTCTTCTGCCGCTAAACCTGAGTAGGCGCCAGCAGCAACATCATTCATAAAGCTATCAGAGTCACCGCCATAAACATCGTCTACAAAACTTTGCTCTCTCGACCTCATTTCATTTGGATTAGAACGGTCAGGTTGGCCTCCGCCTGCTCCACCGCCATCATCGCTAGAGCCAAAGCAGAACATCTGACGCTGCATATGCTCGTTATAGTCAAAACCATCAATTAGATCGCGTGAACGCATAACCTGACCTTCCTTTCAATGATCTTAACCATTGACCTTTAATTTTGTTGCCATATCTTTTGCCAAGTTCATCCCTGACATATTTAACCCAGCTCGCCTTTAATCCAAATGGCGAGACGATGTCTGGAATAAACAGGTTGTCGCCAGTCTTCCATTCATCAAAACCTATTGAACGCTCACCAGCCACAAGTTGCTTTACAGCCTCGTCACCGACAAACGCGTAAGAGAAAAACGCCACCGGCTTGCCATTTTCTCTTATCAAAAAATACTGCCCCTTTTCTATGGGCTGTAAGAAAAACCGCTTTAGCGCCACCATTCTCCAATTATTATAATAATCGAAAAAGCTGGCTAAATATACCACCTCACCAAAAACGCGGTTTATCTGCGATCCCATTACTACGCTCTAGGCAAATTCGTTGATATTTCGGCGTCGGTTACTGCCTTAGCAATACGCAGTTCAGCCTCAGCTTGTAGCTCCTGCTGACGCATCTGCAATTCCATTTGCATCTTCTCGCGCTCCATCTGAAGCTCGGCCTGCATCTTCTCACGCTTCAGCGCAATGTCAGCCTCAGCCTTTTGCTGCGCGATCTGGATGTCGGCCTGCGCCTTCTGCTGCTCTAGCTGCATGAGCTGCTGCATCTGCTGCTGCTCAGGTGACGGCTGCTGCTGTTGACCGGCTGCCTGCTGTTCCTTGGCCGCCATAAACTGCGTGACTTGCTCAGGCGAGTTAAAGAACAGGCTGCTATCCTTGAAGCCGCCAACCTCAGTGATTGAGCGCAGGGTGTTAACGTACTGCTGCGCCGTCACAAGCGGGTTGTCCTGACCTAACTGCATCAGAATTTGCTCTTGCTTTGACGCGATCTGCGTCAGGAAGGCAATCTTTGTCTCGTCGTCAGTCGTTCCTAAGCCAACCTGCACGACAGTGTCAAACTGGCTCGACCACTCGGCTGGGTTGATCGGCACAAACTGATTGCGAAGGCGCACGATCTTTTCTTTGTTATCGTGCTTTAGCACCAAATGCAAAATGCCTTTAAACAGCGCCTTGACGCCTGTCTCTGCCATTGTCCTAGCATAAGATTCCAGCTTAACCTGAGCGCCGCGCACGGTCGCTGAGACTGCGCTGGCGGTGCTTGACTGTAGGCTGTTAGCGTCAAGCCCCTGAGATGCACGGCTCATGCCTGTGCGCTGCTCTTTTACTGTGTCCAGATAATCCATCAGCGGGCGGATTTCCCCGCCTACGGATGCGCCTGTTAGGGCTTGGATCATACCCGGTTGGCGTGTACGGATTACACCGCCGGGTGAGCCGTCAAGCAGATCGTCGAGGTTCACCTGACCCTCAACCGCCGCAATGCGTGGCAGGGTAGATGAGTAGACGCTGTCGAGATACTGGCGCATCAGCGTTGACTTAATGACCTGCAAGTCCTCGGTCATGTCAAAGATGCTGCGGCCAATCAAACGGTGCGGCATCATAATAGGCGACACGCACGCGAATGGGATGTGGTCAAATGGCTCATTGTGCAAGATGTGCTTGCCCTCAGCGCCAATCGCACAGACGCGGCGACGCTCGGCAATGCCGTCGCCGTCGTAGTCCATTTTGATAATGCACTCATAGTAAGGCACAGACCGCAGTGTCGGGTCTGCCGCATCGACCGGCATAGACGATTCAAGGTCTTGGAATCTGTTGCTGACCTCGCGGTCGGTGTCCAGCTCATTCTCGCCAGCAAACTGCTCAACTTCCTCGCGGTCGTACCCCATAGCCACAAGGTCTGAGACGGTCATGTTGGTGCGGTGCGCTATGAAGTTGGCGTCGTCAAGCGAAGTCGCGTGACGCGATACCAAGAACTCCTCAGGCGGGATGTTGATAACTTTGATCTCACCTTCTTCGCGCTTGATGCGTACATCCAAATCGTACTCGGAGCGAAGCGGCATAGTTTCGCCACTCTCGTCGTCATAGATGCTCTCAACGACGGTCTCTGTCTGAGACACAAGCTCGACAGTCGGGTCTGACAAAAGCATTGTCAGTTCTTCTTCGCTAAGACCCTCGTAGCTCTCCTCGTCAACTTCCTCGCGTGTCTCGTAAAAAAACTTCACGACACCCAAACGGAATAACAGCGCATCCTTAAAAAACGTGTGCAGGATTTGGTAGCCGGGGTTCTGGGTGTTAAGCACATAATTGACGTAATCCGACGCCTGCTCGGCGGATTCCATATCTTCGGCAGTGCGCGGGCTAAAGCGAACATATTTGTCGTTTGTCGTAAACACCCGCATAAGATTAGGCATGATGGCCTCGACGGTGTCGGCAACCTCAGTCGCAATGACTGTCGAACGACCGTCTACCTCGTTTCCGAGTGGCTCGCCCAAATACATATCCAAGGCGCGGAGCCGGTCGGTCGTGTACTCGTTGTCGAAGTGATTGAGCGCGTCGGTGATCTCACCAGACACGATGCTGCCCAATTGTTCGTCGTCCATCTTTTTAGCCATTTTTTCTTGCACCTTTTGCCGTACGCTTTGGCGCACGCTTAACCTTGGCCGCCGTCTCTGGCGTGCCGACATTATCGCACACTTCCGCCTTTGGTTCTAGCGGGGGCTGCGGGCGTCTTATCCGGCCAACAATCGGGCGCCTGATGTTCAATTCATCTTCGCCTTTTTAATGACCTTCTTGACCGCAGTCTTAATCGGAGCGCCACGCTTGCCAGCAGTCTCGACTGTACCCTTGCTGGTCTGCACAAACTTAGACGGCGCAGGCTCAGGCGTCATGTCCGGCATTGCGTTCTTTCCCTGAATACAACGCTGCCTGATTTCGCAGCGGCCACGATATGGGCAGTTGTCACAAACGATCATGCTGTCTTCACTTTCTTTTTCTTTTTCGCGGTCTTTGCAGCCGCCTTGAAAGCCGCAGCCGTGGGCGCACCCTTGGCTCCGACCTTCCTCATTTTCTCACCGCTACCCGCCTTAATGCGGGCGCGCTTTTTGGCGATATTGCGGTAGAGAGACATCAGCAGTATTTACCGAGAACCTGCTTTGCGCCGCCTGACTTCTTTCCGCCGTTTTTCTTACCGTATCCCATAGCTAACTTCCTTTCTTCCACTTAGTTGAACTCGATTTAGTCTTGCTCGGCGACCACTTAACACGGTTAGCCCAGTATGCCGCAGACATAGGGCCTTTGGCTATGTTCTTCGCGTGGCGCGACTTGAACGCCTCACGCTGGCCGACCGTCTGGTTGGTCTTCACGCCCTGCTGCCCAAAGCGGATTGTCTTAACCTGATCGCCGGACTTCGCCACAACGACGTGCGACTTGGTCGGGTGCGAGGGCGTGCGCTTCGGCTGATTGTAACCGGAGACGCCAGCTTTGGCTAGTCGGGGGTCTTTTGGCTTGCGTGGGGGCATTAAAAACCTCTCCCTAATAAGCCGCGATTAAAATAGTCTTGGAACACGTCAACGTCGTCGGCGATCTCTGGCCGTATCTCTTGAAGCACATTGCTAATCTCGGCGCTGCGACGATCAGATGATGGGGCTTTATCGGCAGCTCGTCTAGCAGCGAAAAAGTCTGGTGCCATCAATATGCGCGGCACAGGGATAGATAAGCCGCCAAGGTCTGTGCCGCTAATGCCCTGCCTATACGTTTTGTGAAAATCAGGAATATTCCCTTCGCCAGACATAAGCAGCATTGGGTCAGCGTCAAATTCGACAATCCTGCCACCTGTTGGGGCAAGTCGGCCAGACGGATCATTGACGCGGCTAGACATAGATGGGGCTGACACAATTTGTCTAACGGCTGTAACGTCTGGGAAGCCCGCGTCTCTGAATGAGCCTTTCTCCATAGTGTCAGCAATAGCTTTGCGGGCTGCGCCCTTACCGGGCGAATACATATATTTTTCGATCTTTGAGCTGGTTATTCCGGGGAAGTCTGTAAACGGTGTGCTGACCGTCTCTTTGCCGGTTTCAGGATCAAATTTTTTGATCTTCATGTTTTTAATTTGTTCGTTAAAGTCAGCTATCAGACTTTCAGGCAAATGCTTTGCTTGTTTTGTCATGTCGACAAGAACGTCAGCCACATGATGCGAGAAATCTCCGCCGCGTGCGCCCATAGCAGTGTAAACACCTAGTAGGCCGGGGTTCTCTCTTGCCTGCTTGGCGTAACCAGATATGACACCGGGGTCTGACGCCCACACAAGACCAAGCTCGCGCGATATCTTTTCAGATGGGAAGTCCTTACCGCCCTGCATACGAATAGGGTTTTTTAGCTTAACGCCCTGAACGTGGGTTATCTCTTTGCCAGCCATTGTCATGTCGCCGGGCATCAGTTTTGCGGTGCGGCCAATTAGCTTTTGTAAATCGACGGTTGGGCTTTCGGCTAGTGCGTTTAGGTCGCGCACAACTGTGCCGGTTAAGTCTGGCAAATCTCGGCTTAGGTTCTGAAAGCCGGGGTCTATAAGCAATCCTTGGTTTCCAGCTTCGGCTGTTCTCGCGCCATACTCGTAGGCACGTTGTGGCAACAAGACGCTTTCGCCAACTTCACGCGGCAACTCAAAGGCAGCAGCGGCGGCGTACAAATCTTGTTCAGCTTGTGGCATTTGACGTTTTAGCGGGCGCTTCTTTGGCTGCTGCATAAGCAGCGTCTCGCTCACGTCCTCACCCATACGCCCTGCAAGCCTAGCGGCTCTAGGTGCCTTCATAGCGGCACCGACAGGGATTAGCGGCGGCACAGCAGCGCCAGCGGCCATAAAGGCGTCACCGAGCAACCCTAGCCCTTGCAGGCCAGCGTCTAAATACTCGCCGCCGCGTATGTTTTGCATCATGCTCGGCTCGTATTCGCCAGCGGTTGTCATGCTAGGCGCATAGCCCGCAACGTCGGCAAAACCGGA